CTGCTGGAGTCTGGCGTGCCGTTCGTATGCGCCGATATGCCCGAGGCAGACCGCACTTTCCTGCAGATGTCTGCCGTGTTTGCAGAGTGGGAAGCCCGCAAGATCTCCGAGCGCACCAAGGCCGCTTTGCAGGCCGCTAAGGCCCGTGGCGTGCGCCTGGGTAGCCCTGCCCCCATCAAGGGCAGCGAGGCTGGCATAGAGCGCATCCAGGCCCGTGCTGATGCCTTTGCCTCCCGTGTCCAGCCCATCATTGTCAGCATCCAGGCAGCCGGTGCTGCCACCCTGCGCGACATTGCCAGCGCCCTGTCTGCCCGTGGCATCCAGACTGCCCGTGGCAACACGGACTGGAAGCCCGCCCAAGTTGCCCGTTTGATTGCCCGTTAACCAAAGGAGAAACCATGCAAACCACGAAACGATTCCCCCGCACCATGGAAGAGGCTTTCGGCCCCGGCCACCGAGGCGGCATCTACGAACAGCCTCCCGAGTTCGGCGTTGCCGACAAGGTCATCATTGGCCTGTGCGGGGTGATCCTGTTCGGCCTGCTGCTGGCCATTCTCTGGGGGGTCATCTGATGAGCCAAGCCAACACCATCATGGAGATGCTCAAGCGCGGCCCGGTCACCGCCATGGATGCCCTGCAGGAAGCGAACTGCTTCAGGCTGGCAGCCCGCATTGCAGACCTGCGCCAGCAAGGCATTGAGATTGAGACCGAAACCGTCACCACCCCCACGGGCAAGCACATCGCCCAATACAAACTGAAGGAGAGCCAACATGGCCGGAAAATTAACTGATGACCGCATGATGTCCGCATCCCGCTTGCCGGGACTGCTGGGCTACAGCAAGTACAGCCGCCCCAATGATGAGCTGCAGTTCAGCATCAATGCCATTGACGGCAAGCCCCGCGAAGACATCGGCAATGAAGCCATGGCCTGGGGCAACACCCTGGAGCCCGTGGTGCTGACCGAGGCCTGCAAGCGCCTGGGCATTGACCAGTTCGACACGAACATCACCAAGCCCTTCACCAGCCAAGCATGGCCCCTGCAGTGCAGCCTGGATGGCATCGCCCAGGGCAGCGGCCAGACCGTCACCAGCAACAGCGATCTGGGCATCTATGTTGTTGGCCAGGACAGCATCGTGCTCGACGGCCCCGGCGTGCTGGAGGCCAAGGTCACCAAGACCTACCCGGAAGACACGCCCGACCTAGCCCGTGGCCCCATCCAGCTCCAGGGCCAGCTCTTGGTCACCGGCTACAAGTGGGGTGCAGTGTGCGTGCTGTATCAGGGCATTGAGATGCGGGTGTTCCTGTTCGCTCGGCATGACTACACCCAGAACCAGATCATCAAGTCGGTCAATGACTTTGAGAGCAGGCTGGAGACCTACCGCCAAACTGGTGGCATTGAGTGGTACGAACCCGAGACCAGCGAGGACATGGACAGGGTCTATCCCACGCCTGTCGAGAGCAAGGAGGTTGAGCTGCCAGAGGCCGCAGCCACCTGGGCGCAGAAGATCCTGGATGCCAAGGCCGCCATGCGTGATGCCAAGGACGACATCGAAGAGGCCGAGCTGGAGCTAAAAAAATTACTCAAGCAGGCACAGACAGGCAGGGCTGGCAACCTGCTGATTCAGTGGCCCATGCGCCACTACTCTGCCCAGGCCGAGCGCCTTGTGCCCGCTAAGGAGGCATACAGCACCCGTCAATCCACGTTGAAGATTAAGGAGATCAAATGACACAGCTTGCCGTTACCCGCCAGGGATTTGCCCCGGCCACCATCACCGAGGCCATGGAGTTCAGCAAGATGCTGGCCGACAGCTCCATGGTGCCCCGTGCCTACCAAGGCAAGCCGCAGGACATCATGGTCTGTGTGCAGTGGGGCTATGAGATTGGCCTCGCTCCCATGCAGGCGCTGCAGAACATCGCTGTCATCAACGGCAAGCCCTCGGTCTACGGGGATGCAGCCATGGCTCTGGTGCAGGCCAGCCCGGTCTGCGAGGGGGTCGAGGAGTACATGGAAGGCGAGGGCACGCCCAACCCGGTGGCTGTCTGCATTGCCCACCGCAAGGGGCGCAAGCCAGTGACAGCCAAGTTCAGCGTCGAGGATGCCAAGCGGGCAGGGTTGTGGGGCAAGCAAGGCCCCTGGCAAGCCTACCCCAAGCGGATGCTGGCCATGCGTGCCCGTGGCTTTGCCTTGCGGGATGCCTTCCCGGATGTGCTCAAGGGCCTGATCACCGCCGAGGAGGCGCAGGACTTCCCGGATGAAGCCAAGCCCAAGGCAGCACGCAACCCGCTGGATGCCCTGGCCCCGCCCGCAGCGCCCGAGGTGCTGGAGGTGGTGCAGGTAGTGCAGGAGCCTGAGCCCGTCGAGCTGGTCGAGGAGGTGGTCGAGGTGGCCGAGGTTGTCGAGGTGGTGGAAGCCGAGCCCCAGGCTGGCGGCTTTGCCATCATGGTGCCGGGTAAGGATCAGCCGTTCAGCACGCACCAGACCCTGGAGCAGTGGGCCGAGGCGTATGAGGCGCTGGCCGAGAAGATGGCCAACACAGCCAAGCTGCCAGCCCGTGAGCGCATGACCAAGCTGCGGGAGCTGAAGGATCTGAACAAGGAAACGCTGGAAAAAATTGACAGCGTGACCCGGATCAAGCACACAGCGTCATACCAAAAGCGCATCCGTGCGCTCGGCGCAGCTCAGTGAAAAAAGCCCCGGCACTAGGCCGGGGCGAATCATGGGCGGGGTTACCGGGAGATACGGGCCGCTGGTTCCATGATCATTACTGGCTGGTGTCTCGCAACATCTCCAGCCAAAGCAGCCCAATGTTAGCCCAGGCATAGCCGCTATATATGATGGCCATCGGCGCATCACCTCGAAACAGGTAGACCGCCATGGCCGCTGCGTAGCAGATGGTGGGCACCAGCACGAACCAGAAGGCTGGGCTCACAGCTTGCTCACATTGATCACTTGGCCCCGGAACTGTATAGCACCCGGTGCTAGGGCATGGGCAAGCTCCGGCCAGAGCAAGCGGCCATTATGGAATGTGAGCACGGCAAATCCGGAACGCCAGTTCGTGGGGTTGTCCTCAAGGTAGTCCACGAATTGCGGCCCTCCCGTGTCGGCCAGGGTTCCAGTGTCAACCCCGAATCGCTCCCCGTTGTAGTCGGAGTAGGGGGTCACCTTGAGCGAATGCAGATGGCCCGTCACGATGGTCTTGCCGCTGCTGACCGCGTTGTTATGGGTGGCGTGAATGCCGCCCTTCATGCGGTGCTTGACCACTACGTCCTCAGTCGGCCAGCAACTCCAGCAGGGTATCCAGGCGGGGAAGTGATCTTTCAGCTTGAAACCACCGACGGCCATAAACTCGGGCACAGTGTTGGCAAGGCGGTTCTCAAAGCGGGCATCGTGGTTGCCCAGAGCCCAGACAAGTTTGGCTTTGCTATACGCACGCTTGGCCTCATCGTCGATCTCGCCCAGGTACATATCGCAGGCCTTCAGCTCCTCAATAACGCTGGGCTTGCTATCCCACCCCACCCTAGGGAATCTACTGATGGCGGCTCCGTCAAAAGCGTCACCATTATTTATTACGGCCTTGGGCTTTAGCTCCTTGATCGCCCACAAAAGACCTTTGAAGGCGGTGGTACGGATGCCCGGCCAGAAGTGTGCGTCCGAGAAGACGATGACCGTACCGTTTTCGATACCTAGATGGTGGCGGGCAGCGTGCTCATGCGCCGTCTGGCGGTGAGTCCACAGATCAGTTCTGAAGTCTTTAGCCTCTAGCTTTATCGCATACTTGCCCTCAATCCGACGGCGGCGAGAGTGGACGGCGCGTTCTTGTATGCCTAGCTTTTGACAGATCGCGGCCGCTGATTTCAGCGTTCGCCACATCTCAATGAACTCCTCATCGCTGACTGTTTTATTTGCCATGCGTAGCCCCTAATACGCGCTCTAGCACATTGATGACACGGTGCTCTGCGCTGTCTAGCTGCTCCGGCGTTGCCTTGGGATCTTGCGCCGCTTGGATCAACTCATACAGAAAAACGTGCAGCGCCTCATGCAGTGCCGTGTGCGACAGCGAGGAAGGCGTGATAGCCTCTGCCCCAAAATCACCTAATCGGTAAATGGCAAGCCGAGCAACACTGTCGCACTCAACGCTGGCCATCGCACCGCGAGCAGGCTTGATGCCCTTCTCAATGCGCCAGTCCTGAAGATTCAGAACCCGCTGCCAGTGTTGGATAAACCCGTCGAATTCTTTAGCTTGATGTTCGTTGGGTTTATTAGCCATATCACACCATTTTCAAGGCAGCGTCTTTCACTTCAGTGACACGGCGGCCCCAGCCCTTTCCGAAGGTGTCCCAAGTTGGGAGTGATTTCAGGAATCCCAGGCGGGTTTCCTGGTACTTGCTGACAATCTCAGCAGGCTCCATGGCCTCCACCTTGGCCAGCGTGCCAGCGCCAATGGCACCGTCAGGCACAGCGCCCACGGTCGTTTGCAGCCACTTGGCGGCACGGCCTGGGCCGGAGTTAATGGCAGCGTCGAACACCACATAGTCCACGCCGGCGGGCAGGTCGTCGCCCTTGATCTTGTCCCAATACTTGGCTTTGTACAGCGGGCCCACCAGCTCGGGTGTCAGCTCCCGCATGGTCTTCTCATCCACCGGATGGCCGACCCACTCCTCCCATACCTTCTGGGTGCATCCTAAATTAGTACGGCCTCCCGGATCTTTCGGGTGGTCTACATATCCTCCCTCGTGGTGAAGGATGGCTTCCAATGCGGTGTCGAAATTCTCTTTCATTTCTTTCCTAACATTTCAGTTTTGGCTTGAGAGCCGGCGCTAGAACCAAAATAATACGCAATGATGCCAGTCCAGGCGGTGCCGAGCGAGCCGAGCATCATCAGAATGGCAGGGTTATTGGAGTCCACTTTGCCCAGCAGCATCATGGCCAGGATGCCGAAGAAGCCAGCCGTTACCGCCGCCGCCAGCAGAGGCGGTATCCAAGAACGGGTCGCCACCTGCATATCGCGGGCGCTTTTGCGGTCATCCACTTCCAGCTTGGCAAAGTTAAGCCCCAGTTCTTGCGCTTGTTTCTGGAGTTCGATCTCAGCGATCTTGACCTGAGCGATCTGCTCTGCGGTTAGCTTGTTGTCTTTGATCAGGTCGCTGACCTTGTCCTCATCAACTCCGATTGCTTTAGAGATGGCAGAGACTGCCATGCCAGCGAGTGGGCCCCCCAGCGCAGTAGCGACAGTGGGTGCAATCTGTTTAAGCCATTCCATTACTGTTTACTCCTTGACAACATGGTTGCTGCGATTTGCAGAAGGACGCGGTACGCATCGACATCTGGCGGTTCTTCTTTCCATCCCACGGTGATCTGGCCGACCAGCTTCCCAGGCTCTGGCGGCACGCCAACCCGGCATCCGTAGGTCATCCCCTTTTCCATGTACCAAAGCCCGATCTCGGACTGCGCCGTCTTGTAATGC